GTTAGCTTAAACTCAATTATAATAACGATTACAGGCGTTCTTGGTATTATATATCTTTACTATAAACTTCGATTAATCAGAATTGAATACAAAGAAAAAGTTAAACGCAGAAAAAACCGAAAATAATGAAACCAACACGAATTAAATTATCTGAATTCTGGTATCTTGATGAACTTGTTGACCCGGTTACATTCTTTACTGAAGTCGATCATGGGCTTGCCCGCATCGATATGAATATTGTCAAATGCCTTCAATTCCTTCGGGCGAAATATGGTAAATCAATCGGAATTAACGGCTGGTGGAAGTACCTGCCTGAAGATATGACGGGCTTCGACCCTGTTAAATTCCTTAATGAAATGCTGAAGAAAAAAGTACCTGTTTGGTCTGGCTTCAGATCATTGTTGTGCAGGATCGGCGCGAAGAAATCGGCGCATAAGCTGGGTAAAGCTGGCGACCCTAAAGGTGACGAAGAAGCTTTTTTTAAGATCGTGTGCGAAAACGCGCAAGAATTGTACGACCTGGGTCTGCGTCGAATTGAAAACACCGAATTCACAAACGGCTGGCTTCACATGGACACGAACGAAGCGAACCACAAGGCTGGCTTTATTCGTATTGTCAACCCGTCAACCGGTGACGACAGAACCAGCAACAAGCACGCTGGCGACATAAACGTGAAGACCGGCGAAGTCATCATGATCGATCTATTAAACGCGGCGTAATGGAAGTAAAAAAAATTATGTAAAAGACGGATTTTTTGGTTGGGAAAACACTAAATGGTTTGTCCGGGAACTTGCTAAATTAGGGTCAAATGAAAAATCTTATTTCAGCCAAAAAAGAATTAACCAATTTGTTGGTTTTGCTGTTTTAGAATTCGGTTGTCTTACCTGGTTGAAAGTTCTTATTGAAAGACCAGAATCAACAACCGCTGAATTTGTTATTTGGGCAGGTGTTAACATGGTTGTTTGTGGTTATTACGTAAACACAATCCAGAAAGAAAAGCGTGAAAAAATTGAAGACCAAAAAACAGAAGAATGAAGCAGCAAACGATAATAAACATACTGGTAGGGCTGTATATTGCAGCCGATTTGGTCGTGACCATTTTACACAAGCAACCGGAACAAACGCAGCCGATAAACTACGAGCTGTACGATTTTCAGGTTGGACAAATACAGGATCAAGGCGATACCCTGAAAGTAGAATTTAAACTTATAAATGATGAAATTACTAAAGATAGTCTTCTTGTCGTTGGCGCTGTGCGTTCTAAACGCGACAGCCTACGGGCAATTATCAACCCAAGATAGTTGTATCTGTTACACGGACGCGCAAGATATTCGCTGCCTTGAATGTTTAATCAACGCAGACAAACGTCTGGCCCAGGTAGAAAACCTTCAGGATCAAATTAGTTTGAATCTTGCCGAAATTGAACTGTTGAATCAGCTTGTTGCTGAACAAAAAATAGTCATTAATGATCTTCAGGCGAACTTAGCAGATTCAGAACGCAAAAGGGAACGACTTAAAAAATGGCTGACAGGCGCGTTCTTATTGATCGCGGGTGAAACCGTTATATTGTTGATTAATTGATAAGGCTATTAATCGTTAGTATGTTACGTTTTGTTTTACATATTTTTGGTGCTTTAGTACCGGTCGTTTCCGGCGCAGAAACCTTAATTAAAATTTTATGATTTACGAAATCGAATGCCAATGCGCCGGCGGTGCTTTAAACCCCGGACAAAGCGGTTGTATGCCGCAAGTAAGACGGGACAAGTTCCCGATCTTCATGCACTACAAAGCTAGTGATGCTACCCTAAACGGTATTCCTGCGGGTACAGTTATCAACAAAGCGTTTGTTGAAGCCAAATTGAATCACATCGACGAGACTAAGCGCTGGTGGGTGTTCCCTCAATTTGAAAACCTTGTTTCACCACCACCTACGGCTGAAACAGAAGAAATTGGTGGTAAACCAATTCCAACAGGTGAAGAATTAAAAGCTCCTATTACTTGGGATCATTTCGGTGGCGAAGCAAACCCAGCCCTGAAAGCGTGCTATGATAGCATCAAGTGCGAAGAATTGGGTGTCATCTTTGTAACGTTCAGCGGTCAGCTTAACGGTATGAATGACGGCGACGGCAACCTTGTGTCGATCAAATTACAACAAGGAACATTGTCTGCTCAGTATTCACCACCGGTGAAAGGAACAGTTCAGAAAATCATGTGTAGCATGATGATCGACGAGCTTGAAAATGATGCAAACCGTGACTACATCGATACAGCACAAATCGCTTACCCAGCTAAGAACTGGTTCGCGCTTCAGCCTATTGAGGTGATCGCATCGTCATCTGCTAACGCAGGAGGCTTGACAATTGACGTCTATTTCCACAGCCTTTACGGAGGTGTTGGTAAAAAGAAACCAGTTGTCGGTGTTGCAACTTCATGGTTGTCGGTTGACGGCGGCGTGACGCCTGGTAAAGTGTACAACGAAACTGATGCAGCTGCCATCACAGCAACTGTTGCTGCTGGCGCTGAAGACGGCGAAGCTGTAATTACTATGGCCCCAGGTCAAACAATTGGCGATGTGATTCGCATTGAGTTGTTCAAAACCGGTTATCACATGAGACCGTTAAAAGTTACATTGACAGGAACATAACCCCTGAAATAAATGGCAAAAAACCAAACACGGAACGCTGGCGGCAAGAAGTCGCCAGCTTCTAAACCTAAAAATGGGCGTGAAATATGGAAGGATGGCCCCGTTGAAATTGCAACGGACGCGATAGGAAACTTTGAAGATTTCGCGAATATGTGGAAGCGCTCGTTGAAGGGCGCTGACCCGAAACCATACTACGACCGCGCAGTTGCGTTCAAAAGAGAGGTCGAAGGTTAAGCAAAACGGTAAAAAAATATAAAAGCCCGGTCGTTAAAACGGTCGGGCTTTTTTTTGACAATATGGGAATAGGACTACTTGAAAAGACGCGTGTTGGTAAGTTGCTGCGGCGTGCGGCGCTGATTAGCGAACAAAGTCTTTTCGTGCAGGTCATGTCAAAGAAAGAAGTTAGGGATTTCGCTGTCAAGCTGAACGTTGAACAAATGACGGTTTACTTCATGGATTCTGAAGAAACACCGCTGTACGAAAAGGGTGGTGAATATGCGCCCAGCACGATGCAAAAAGGTAAAAAGAAGTCGCCCACCAGCATCGATCTACACGACACCGGAAAATTTCACGATTCTTTCGAGGTCGTCCGTATCACCGGCGAACAGTTTGAAATTGAATCTGAACACATGAAGGGATCGACTGATTTGCTGGTCGAATGGGGTAAAGAAATTGAGGGCTTAACCTTTGAGAATAAACGAACGCTTGCGCTTTTTATGCTTTCGTTCTACAAACAAAAAATATTAAAACACCTGCTTGATTGATGAACTGGTTACAATACATACTTCTTCTGGTTTTTCTACCTGTTACTTTCGCGACAGGTTTATTCATTTACAACCGGTACATGAAAGGCCGTAAAAGGCTGACAGAATTACGTATTACAAACAGTACCCGCACGATCATGCTTGAAGCATGGGAGCAACTCAATGAAACGGGCGACCCTCGCTGGCTTATTCGCGATGAAGAAGACCGCAACAGGATTGTCAGCGCTGCTGTACTACGCGAAGCCTATTTTGATCTTCACGACGATTATAGCAGAATTACAGGCATCAGCGACAAGATGGAAAAATACCGCGATTTGACCCTTATGCTGATGGAAGCATACGAGTTGTACGCGGACGGCGAAGAACATCAAATGAATTGGATTAATAACTACCGGGCCATGATCGAAAACCTCATGTATGTACCGGATGATTCAGCACTTGATTTTGTGAAATACAGAATGCAGGTGCGAATGGCTTTTGAACAGCCAATTGATCCAACCACCACCACCTTATTCGAGTTCCTGCAAATTACGGAGGTCGTCAACGATAGAAACGCAGCAATCACCGCAAAATACGATAAAGATGTCACAAGCGATAAAGAGTAACGAACTTTTTGAACCTGGAATCAGTAAAGATTTCCGGGCCGACATTCAGCTTTCAACAGAGGCCGCAAAAGTCTTTTCAGATTCACTGACCATTGTTATCAAGAATCAAAAAATACTTGCTCAAAACACAAAGAACAACGCTAAAGGGTATCTTGAACTTGCTGCTGCTGAAAAACAAGCGGCCCAGGCACTTGTTTCTAAGATGAAAATCGACAAGGAACTTAATAAAGTAACGCAAGCGAATCTGAAGTTGGTACAGGCCGAAATCAAGGCTGAAGATCAACTTAACAAAGCGATAATTACTGAAGAAAAACTGAAGCAACAGAAGATTCGTACAGAACGAATGCTTCAGCAAGAACGAGAAAAAGCCCGTAAGGCTGCGGAAAAAGAAGAAAAGCAAACAAAGCTAAACGGTTCCGCTTATCATCAACTTCAGACTAAAATCAAGACATTAACAGCCACTTATCGCGACCTTGTTGCGTCAGAAAAGGGTGAAACTATACAGGCCCGCGCATTGCGGCAAGAAATTCTTCAGCTCAACGCTGTTCGGGATAAAGCAAACCGAAATCTGGGAATGCACCAGGATAAAGTCGGTCAATACGAACGAGCGCTTGGTGGCCTTACGCGTACATTAGGCGCATTGGGGCTATCGTTTGGCGTGTTCACATTGCTTTCAAGTTCGCTGGGAATAATTACCGACTACGAAAAAGCGACGCAATCAATGAGTGCTATTACTGGCGCTGTTGGGCAAGACCTTGAAGACTTAAAAGGCAAAGTTATTGACACTGCTGATGCTATGGGTGTTTCGATCACTGAAACAACTAAGCTATTTGAAATCGTCGGGTCACAAATGCCACAATTATTGAAGGATTCGGCAGGGCTGCAACAGGTAGCTGAAGCGGCAATTATTTTATCAAAAGCATCTGGCGATACAATTGAGAATTCGACGCTTGCAATGGCATCTGCCATGAATCAATTTAGTCTGGGCGCAGATCAAGCGGAACGCGTTATGAACGTTTTAGCGGCTGGTTCCCTTGTCGGGTCTGCTGGTGTGGTTGACGTATCTGAAGCAATGAAAAACTTCGGTTCTGTTGCTGCTGGCGCGAACATATCGCTTGAACAATCTGTTGCACTTATTGAAGTTTTAGGCAAGTTTGGTGTCATTGGCGCTGAAGCTGGTACAAAATTACGCGGGTCAATCCTGAAATTACAGCAGGCCGGTATGGGTTACGCTTCCGGTCAGTTCGTCATCAACGATGCGCTTGAAGAAGCGCGTACAAAAATGGAATCTTACGGGTCAGCGATGGAACAGGACGCATTCCTTCAGAAAACTTTCGGTGCAGAAAACATTTCAACGGGCCGTATATTGCTTTCAAACATCGACTTGATGAACCAATACACTGCCGGGGTAACTGGCACGTCAGTCGCGACAGATCAAGCCGCTATCAACAGCAACACCATGACAATGGCTGTGAAAGGTCTGAAAGCTGGGTGGGAAAATCTAATAATCAAATGGTCTGAAAGCACAAGTACGCTGGGACTTTTGAAGGGAACGATCAAATTTGTAACAAATAACCTTGAAACAATCATCAAGGTTGTCTGGGGCGCAATACGCGCATGGCTTGCGTTTACCATTCAACAAAAACTTTGGCGTTACGAACTTGACAAGAACATGAAACTTGTTCGCGCGGGCTTGATCCCTAGCCTTATCGCTTCAACAAAAGCAATGATGGCTTCAGCGAAAGCCTTCAGAATGGGTACTATTTCAGCAAAAGCCTTTGGCGATACGTTGAAAAAAATTCCTTTTCTGGCAATCCTTTCGGCTGTGGGTACACTCGTCAGTTTATTTTGGTCAACCGAAGAAGCTGTTGACGCAACCGCTGAAGGAATGGGTGATCTTGAAGAAGAAGCGCTGGGCCTTACCAATGTGAACAAAAAACTGACAGCCGAAATGGCGAAGGAAGAAGCGCAATTGACTGCTGTTTTCGATGCTCTTGCCGCAACCAAACACGGAACCGACGAACGAAAAAAAGGAATAAAGGAATTAAGTGCTACGTATGGTATTTACCTGAAGGATTTGAAGAACGATATTGAATTTAACAGGCAGTTGTCTGAAGCGTTAGCGGTCGTCATCAAGAACATGGAAATGAAAATCCGGGTGCGATTGGTTGAAGAAGAAATTAACGCGCTTTTGGAAAAAAGAATCTTGCTTGAAAATAAATTAGACCCAATTAATGAAGAAAGAAGAAACAGATTGCTTCAACAACAGGTACAACTAAGGCAGCAAATCAAAGATTTAGAAGCCCAGGGATTTGTTCCAGGCATTCCAGATGCTACTGGAAATATTCAGACAAAAGCAGACCAGTTAAAAGACTTAAGGGATCAATTAGCGGCGCTTGATTTACAAATCAAAAGCGGCGGTGGTCAGGATATCAATTTTAATATTGACGAAGAAGGGTTTAATAGTATTCCTGACATTAATGCACGCATTGAAGAACTGAAGAAAAGCATGGGCGGTTTAACGCCGTTTAGTTTTGTTGAACGTGAATTTGCGGGCGGTGAAGGTGACGCCGAAAAGAAAAAGAAAACGCAACTTGAACTTGATACGGATTATTTCAAGCGGTATCAAGAAAACAATCAAAACAACCTGAAGGTTATTGAAAATAACGCCATAAAGGCGGGCGCTGACCAAGAAGAACTAGCCATAATCATGGCTGAAGCTCGTCTTGAAATTTTGAAAAGCGAAAACGAAAAAGCGCTTGAATTGTTTGGCGAATATTCTGACGAATATGTTACCGCTAATTTGGCCTTGAACAAGGCGCTTGCGGAACAAAAGCAAGAAAATTTTAAAACACAATTGGAAATTGACCGGCGATATTTTGAAGACCTGAAGCAAGCCAACGAAGAAGGAATATTGAATCTTGAAAATTTCCTATTGAAAGAAGGCAAGAATCGCACAGAAATTGAAGAAGCGCTGCGCAAACAACGTCTTGATAACTTGAAGTTTGAAAACGAAGAAGCGCTGCGATTGTTCGGTGAATATTCTGCCGAATACATGGAAGCGAACCTTGCGCTGAACCGTGCGCTGTTGACTGAAGAAGAAGAACTTTTGAAGAAGAAAGAAGAAATGAAAAAGAAGGCGATGGAATCGCTTGAAAAATCATTTCAAGATTTGACAAAAACTCTGACTGAAATACTTGAAACACAGACAGCCTTGATTGATCGGCAAATTAAGAATCAAGAAGATATTTACGGCGATTCTAAGGATATGGAAAACGAGCTTCGCCAGATCGCTGAAGAACGTGGTCTGAATGCTACCGAATCCATCGAAGCAGAACGTGATGCTCAGAAAAAAGCACAACTTGAAATTGAAAAACTTGAAGCGCGTAAACGTGAACTTGAACTTACCATTGCTGCAATGAAATTGTTGTCAGACGGCCACAGTGTTGCGGACATTAAAAATAATCTTAGTGATATCATGAGTTTTGCGAAGAATCTGCCGCAGTTCTACGAAGGAACGCCGTACAGTGTCGCTGACGAATTGGGTCACACTAACACGCGCGACGGTCATTTCGTCCGGGTTGATGATAATGAAGGTATTGTTACAGGCGCACAGATGCGAGACCTTGGTGTTCAAAAAGGTAAGCGTTCAATTCAGGACGTTGTGAACATGGTGAAAAATGGTATTTTACCGCAATCACTTCGTCTGGCTATACCTAACGGCGGTCAAATGCTGCCGTCGATCAATCTGAACGGAACGAATGAAAAACTTGCGGGCAAACTTGACCAGGTAATCAGTAACACTGCGCCAGAAAATCAACCGCGCCAGGTAAGTCATTTTAATTCTATCGTCGGTTATTTTGAATATCAGTACAAAAGTAGATTGCGTAAGGAAAAAGTAAGGTACAACGTTAAACGCGGAAAATAGATGGCACAAATACACGCATACGGTAACCCGTTCCAGAATTTGAACCCGCCTGACGAATGGCAGGAAAACGGCCTTGATGCTGTGCTGAATGATGGCGTTGTTGAAACAACAATGACAAGCAACGTGTTCACTTTTTCCGGTAAAACGGCTGTTGCAATTCTCGCATGGAAAGCAACCTACGGCGTTCACAACGGTATGCCGTACAGAATCACATTGACTGAAGGTGGTCTTACATTGATCGCATTTAATGGGTACTTGAATCTTCGCGAACTTGAATATGATTCAACGCAAAACCCTGTTAAACTTCAGTGTCCTGTTGTGCAGCTAAGTGATCCTAAAACGGTGCTTGATGAAATCGCAGTCATGACACAAGGGGCGCTTGTAAAGAACGGTAACTTAGTGCCGGGCGATTATATCGACGTTCCTTTTATCATCGAAAGCAAAAAAAACATACGTGAACGAACGCTTATTATTTCGCAGTTCGCCTTCACGGTTGTGCAGTCGATGACGCAGATTTTTTCAAACATATTGGGAGCCATCGCGAACCTGTTAAGTTTGGGCATTGCTATTGCTGTCATCGAATTAGGCGTAGTCATACTTAACGCATGGCTAACAATTAAGGGGCTTATGCAGCAATGGGCGCTGATTCGCGATTTACTTTTCCCGACGATTCGGTACTATAAAGGGATTTCAGTGAAGAAATTATTCACGAAGGCTTTCGGGTCAAAAGGGTATTCGGTTCAGTTCGGAATTCTTGACGATTGGGCCAGCAATACTTATTTAATAGGATCGCAGAACGAAAACCCTGGTTTGCTTATGCAATATTTGCCGGTCACAGGTGAATTCAAGCGTAATGATTCTGGTTATATTATAGGTACAGCGCTTGAAAATATTGATATCATGACTAACCTGAAAACGGCAATAACCGGCACGACGGTGCATTTGAAGACACGAAGCGACCCTTATTGGGTAACGTCGCCAGTTTACCAGGCAAACAACGAACTTATTAGAACGGTTAAACAGCAGGCTAATGGATTTTACAGGGACGATACAGATGAAGTGAAAGGTACAGTCATGCTTAATTATCAGTACGACATGAGTGATGCGCACACGCTTACCGAAAAGAACGGCGACAGCCATGAAGTGCGTCGTAAATTGATTACGGAGTTGAACCCGAAAATGAATTTGCTGAAGAAAATCGACAACCTCGAAATTCCCTGGGCTATGTGTGTGCGAAAGAAAACGTTCGACAACATGGCTGAACTGTTTGAAGGCGTCACGGCTAATTTTAACACGTATTTGCAGGCGGTTAAGGACAAATTCAACGCTTATTATACTGACATTAGTAATTCAGGCCCAGGCGCTGACGCATTAGCAGCACTTCAAGAAATTCTTGACCAAACAGGTTTGAATGCTGCGCTTACTCACCGCGATGGCGTGCTGAAGGTAGAAGATGATAGCTGGGCCATTCCTAAAGTGCTATATCTTAAACAGGTTTATAAACCAAGTATCGGCTACACGTACCGAATTCCTGAAAATTTCAAAGACTTCATAGGCGCAAAGCCCTTGTATAACAATTATTACAAACCTTTCAGCCCTGCCGATATTAATGAATTCAAAGGTCAGTACAGATTGGTTGAAGGACTTCGCACAAAATGGAGTGTTAAAACGGCAATCCAAACAGAAGGTAACCCGTATTTTGATCTTGATGGAAAAAAAGCGCATTTTACTTTCGTTAATTATGTTGAAAATGGTCACGAAGCCACGACAAACATAAAGGTGCAAGACCCTTTCGATACGAACATCACGGAAATTGAAATTTAATAACTTTGCAGCATGAATCAAATAACTGTTAACAACCGGGTATTTTACAGGGAGCCGCGCAACGGGCCTACTTTTTCCGTTGATCCTAGTGAATACAGCACGTTTTTCAAGGCGAATATGCTTGAACGGGTGAAGTTTTCAACATCCATAACGTTCAAAACTTTCGTGTATGCTGATACTGTTAATACAGTGCAGTTTATTCAGGGTACTGGTGAAATATTTTTTATTCATTCAGACCCCACATTTAATTGGGCCACACAGTTGGGTAAAATTGGGGACACTATTAAAATTCAAGACGCCGGCCCCGACTTTGATGAAACTATTACAAATATTTCGGGGCCAACAATGACTTGTACAGACGTCGGTGGTGGAACTTTGGTTGATGGTACGATTTATGACGACTTGAAATTTCACAATACAACTGTTCCAACATCGCTAATTTTTCAGTTCGGTATTGTTCCGAATATCTTACCGCCGCCTTCACTCACAACTTCTGGCCCAAACTTCTTGTCGTGGCTTGATGGTCAGCCGCAGGCATATTTTGCAGACGGAATTGGCGCTAGTCCTGTAACATTAACGAAGACAATGACGCCTTCGGCTGAAATTACTGAATCGGTTGTTGCTTCTTGGGTAAGCACAGCCGCAGACGATTACACTTTTACGTTTGAAATAGAGCACATTTTTCGCGTTGATTTCCACCTTGCTGGGTGGCTTTCTTATTTAATTAACAACACACCACCGCCCGCATTCATTCTGCCGATGTCAATGCGGTATATCTGTCAATACAAATTCGGAACAGATTCAACCGACCCGAATGAATACCGTGTGTTCAACGATAACGTCACGAACGGATCATTGGGCTACATTGATAAAAGTTTTTCAAACGGAACAGGAATTTATTCTTGCCTTTCGGTGGCTTACGAAAACCCAGCGGCTGTTGCACTCGCAAGTTTAGAAGCTACCGTTGTGAATACAGTAACCGTTCAGCTTAAAAAAACAGGCTCCAATTTTCCGGCTGGGCAAGAAATAATTCTTTACGTAGCCAAATTGCCAACAGAAACGGAGTATTCAAACAATGGTGATACGTGGGAAGTTAACCGTGTTTTCGCGCAAGCTACTGCCGTCGAAGGCGGTGCGCTTGTCGATGTTGATTTCATCAAAGATGTGTTTGTTCTGCTGAACGCAGACCCAACGAAGTTAGATATCATGTTTGATATTGATTATTCAACCGCACAAAAAGCTGCCATTGCAAACGGTGATCGCTACGGCATTTTTATGTCTGTTGGTGACCAAACACTTTCAGCTGCGCTTGCTGACGGCAAAACAGTGTGGGTTGATGTAAATCAATACACGAAGAATTCAGATATTTCAGGCAATATTTTAAGCCACCGAATCGGCTGTTTTACAGCAGAAAAAACACCCAACAGTGGCGGTAGTGATAATTCAGATTTCAAACTATGGAACGATAGAATTGAATTATTTTTTGCAACGTTTAACCTGCACAAAGTTGTGGGCCAAACGCATTCAGTTGAAAAGATCGTCGCGAAACTCGTCACGTATGACGCAACCACAGAAGTCGAAGGTGTTATTGACGAAATTAATCTACCGCTTTCTAGTATTTTCAGTATAGCTGACGCATTTGTTTTTGATTGTTCTTATCAAATCGTAAACGTTACCGGGTATCGTGATTTCAATATCAACCCGACGGCCATCGCGAAGCAGTACACAGTTAAGGCAAAACCGCCAGGATCATTTGGCGATCAAGTTTGGCAGCTAACGTTCCCACTACGCATGAAGGACGACACGACGCTGTTCAACCCTACAATTCCTTACACACCGTTCTTCGACGATACGAAGCCGAACAACAATTTGAACTTCAAAACATCGAACTATTCGGCTGTTGCGAATTTTGGTATTTATTGCAAAATCGAAGTGACTGTTTTCAACCAGGGTGTAAATACTACTTACGAAATCTATTCTGAAAAATCAGTTGTGCGCGACTACGACGTTAACACTGGCGCGAATGTTTTCGTGGGTGTTCATAAAATCTACGATGAAAACAACATACTGATCCCTTACTTCAACGGTAAACAGAACAGAATCGAAACAACCTATTCAGAACCTGGAATCAGCGCGTTGACGACTGCGTTTTTGGTAGCCGAACACACAGTTGTTCGGTCTGACAGATCAGCGCCGGGGTACAGCCTGCATTCAAGCAAAGATTGGGGTTATTCCGGCAACGCCCTTGAACCACTTGACGGCCAAACATACGTGAAGATCACACATGACGTTGCTGGTGATAAAATTATCGTCGAATCATTGGTCAAAGAAGGGGCGCTTGATCCCACAAAAAATTGGGATATTATTTCACATCTTTACGAAAACAGATAGTCATGGCAATAAAATTATTCCCTACATCTTCAAACCCTCAAACCGCGAAACATTATTCAACAATTCGCCGTGATATTCCTGTTGTTGTGATACCAGATTTGGTTGAAGACGAAGATTTTTGTGCGTGCATTATTCAGTGCGTTCCGTGCTTAAAAATGTTCACCGATACAGTTGGAACAGACAAACGCAAGAACGATTTCTTCAGCTTGTTTCAGAATTCTGTTACCGGTGGATCGCACGAAGTTTATGTTGTTGCAGACGGCGTTGAATCAGCATTGATTTCAAACAACAGTCACGGCATACTGTTCAACATGACAAGCTGCTACGGTTACCAATTTCAAGCTAAAAAAATCTACGATCTTTATGGTTACTGTGAATGGTACGGAATTTTGATAAACAAAGATTCGCTGGGCAACATCGTGCAGAAGGAACGAACGCCATGCTTCAAATTGCAACAATATACTGATCGGGCTGCGAACAGAACTGTGCGAATCGAAACACAACATCACGGTAAATTGCTGCATGGAAAAGATTACAGCACATTGATCCCTGTTGTTGCAGGTAAAGCGATTAAATACTGGCAACAACAAATTCGACTACCGGGTGCGTTTTTCTGGTCTGGTTCACCAATCGAAAATGACGGCATTGTACTGAACAGTTCACAGCGTCAACGTATGCAAATACTTGATCGCATGACGCGTGAATATGATCTTGAACTTGATCTTCTTTCAAGCGAACAAGCCATGACACCTATAATGGATTATCTTTTCGCTGAAGTATGTATGGTAACGGATTACAACGTTTATAACTTTGAGCGTTACAACAATTTCAGGATTTACAGAAACAATCAAGATTTTGCCGGAAAAATTCAGAAAAGAAAATCGTTCGTCATCAAGTGTAAAGAAGAATTTGACAACATCGAAAAGACGAACGACTAAGGTGTTGGTTTGAAATATTCAAGGCTGTATTTATCCATCTGAATCAGTTCCTGACGCAGTAGAATTCTGAACAGATCATTTTGATTTGTGAAGTTGTGAAACTTGTAATTCTTCATGTCGGCAGTTACGGAATTTCTAGGTGTGCCCGTCCATTCATAAACGGAATCTGTATAGTGTTTTTCGTTGATGTGATCTGCAACTTCACCAGATTTATTTTGATA